TTTTGGTTTTAGGTCGAATCCAATGGCAGGTGAATATGGTGTAAATATTAATTTAAGGGTAAAAGGGCAATCTGGCCTTGATAGGTTAAAGCAAAAAGTAAATCAGTTATCAGCGAGTGTAGATAAAATTCGCAGTATAGATATAATGAACCCTCGTGGTACTGGAGGGAAAGCTGGGAAAAGTGATCGTAATCAAATAAAAAAATACAGACAGGATATGGAGGCTCTTGTCAAGACAGTTAATAACTCTAGAGGAGCATTTGGTAAAACTGCTAATCAACAAATGGCAGCAGCCGATGCGTTACAAGAATACGCAAATAATTTAAAAATTGGAACTAAGGCTCACGCAGCAGCTACAGCAGCAACAGAAAAACAAGTTAGATCCATAAATTCAGAGACTAATGCATTGATGAAAAATAATCAAATGAGAAAGAAAAATAAAGATTTAGCAAACAGAATAGGAGGATTTGGTGGTAGACGAGGTGCAAGAGGTGGAGGTGGAAGCGGTGCTTTGCAAAGTGCATTGGTTAGTGGTGCATTTCCATTGTTATTTGGACAAGGTCCATTAGGTGCTGCTGCTGGGTTTACTGGTGGATTTATTGGTACAAAAATGGGTGGGCAAATGGGAGGCTTTGCAGGAGGTCTTGTTGCTACTGCTGTTCTTCAACAATTTCAACAAATTACCCAATCAGTTGCAGGATTAGGAAATGCATTAAGTAAAACAAATTTAGATATAACAAAAGTTTCACAAGCTTTAGGTTTGGTAGGTACTCCCTCTGAAGAATATTTGAAATTATTAGAACAAACAGAAGGTAAACAAGCTGCTTTTAATGAATCAATGAAAAGAATGACAAGAATTGTAGGGGAAGATGGGGTTAAAGAATTGCAAGCTTTTGGAGAAGGTGTAAGGCAATTTACTAATGATCTAAATATTTTTCTTACTAGAATGGGTGCTGGATTTGCGACTTTTGCAAATAAAATAAGAAATGAAGGATTATTAGGATTTGGTGGTATATCTAAATTTACGAAACCTTTTGAAAGGTCAGGTTTATTAAGAAGGGCAGAATTAAGTGATGATCCTAAAATGAAAGAGTTAATTGCAGAAAGAACTGCACTTATTGGTGGTAAAACAGGATCTGATTTAGGTAAATTAAAACGAACTGATACTTTTAAAGAATTAGAGCAGAGAATAGTTGATCAACAAAAAATTAATCAGTTGCTAGGAAAAGAAGCTGATATTGCTGCTTTGAACGAATTGAAATATAGTAATATGACTAAAAGTATTAAAGATAGAAACGAATTTTTACAAAATTCAATACTTTTAGGTCAAGGAGAAGCTGAAATTATAAGAGAAAAAAATAGACTTATAGAGGCTGCTAGAAAAGCTGGAATTAAATTTGATGAAGATGAAATAGATAGACAAGTACGATTGCAGCGTCAACTAGAAAAGTTAAATACTTTATATGCAGGAATCGCTTCAACAATAGAAACAGGTCTTGTTGATGCAATAGAAGGTGCAATAAATGGAACTAAAACACTTGGAGATGTTGCTCGTAGTGTATTCTCAGAAATACAAAGATCTCTTATCAGATTTGGTGTAAATGCTTTTCTTGGTGGACTTCCTGGAATTGGTGGATTTTTTAGAGCAGAAGGAGGTCCCGTTAGTAAAGGTAAGAGTTACATAGTTGGAGAACGCGGTCCTGAAATGTTTACACCTAGTTCTAGTGGACATATAACTCCTAATCACCAATTAGGAGGATCTACAAACGTGGTTGTAAATGTAGATGCTACTGGTTCTTCTGTTGAAGGTAATCAACAAAGAGCTAATGAATTTGGTGAACAGATTGCAGCAGCAGTTCAAGCTGTAATAATTAATGAAAAACGAGTTGGAGGTTTATTAGAATAATGGCAGCTTTTCCTATTGCTAATCCTAAATATAATTACACCATTACAAGAGAACCAGCAGTTAATGTTATAAGTTTTGGAGATGGTTTCGAGCAAAGGTTAACAGAAGGTCTAAATCAGAATCCTATAACTTTAAATCTTAAGTTTGATTTATCTCAAACAGATTCTACAACTGCTATTAACTTCCTTAATGCAAGGATTACAGATGGTGCGTCATTTACTTTTCTTGTTCCAAATGAAAACGTAACAAAGAATTTTGTTTGTCAGAGTTATCCTACTTCTGTTCCTTTTTTAAACAGAGTTACACTTACTTGTACTTTTAGAGAAGTATTTGAACCATAATGGCAATTCCTTTTGTTGAACTAAATAAAATAAATCCAAGTTCTGTTATTGAGCTATATGAACTTGAACTTACTGTCGGTTTGCATATTCCCACTGGCAACCCAAATAATTTAGATACTATATTTAGGTTTCATGCTGGTGCTAATCTAAATAACTTTGGACAGATAAGATTTAATGGTAATGATTATCAAAGAGTAGCGGTAAAAGCAGAAGGTTTTGAAGATACAAGCAAAGGCACTATTCCAAGACCTACGCTTACGTTCAGTAATTTAGGTGGTATCACGAAAGATACAACAGTTATGACTATGAGTGATTTTCTTAATGTTGTTAATACTGTCACCCCAGGTAATGATTTATTAAATGCAAAAGTAACAAGACTATTACCGTTAGCATCAGCATTAGATAACCATAATTTTGATGGCGATAACCCTTTTAGCGATCCAGTTGGTCAGCCTAGTTCGGATAAATTACAAGATAGAATTTATTACATTGATAGAAAATCTGTTGAAAATAGACAGATTGTACAATTTGAGTTAGTTGGACAGTTAGATATGCAAAATAAAAAAATTCCTGCCAGAATAGTTACAAGAGATTTATTTCCTGCTGCTGGTACATTTTTCTGATGAGTTGTAATCAATGGGCTACAGAGGCATATAAACACGCTACAGAGTGTTATCCAGAAGAATGTTGTGGTCTTGTTTTAGATATAGGAGGTAAGCATACATATTGGAAATGTAAAAATATATCAAAAAGTTATAAAGAAGAATCTTTTGTTATAGATCCTATAGATTGGGCAGATGGCGAAGATCAGGGAGAAGTTTTAGGTATTGTACATTCACACCCTGATGGATTGTTTGAATTTAGTCATACTGATAAAATTAGTTGTAAGTATAATGATTTGCCTTTTTATCTTGTAGATCCAAAGACAGAATCTATTATTAAACTAGATCCATTAGAAGTAGATGATTAAATTAACTATTTATGGTCGGTTAAGAAAATTTATAGGCCAATCTACGTTTGAAATTGATGTAGCAAGTCCGAGACAAGCCTTTAGTTTTTTAATACATAATTTTCAAGGTGTGGCAGATCATATTAAAGAGCAAGAATATTGTGTCATGGCAGGTAAAGTAAGAATTACAGAAGATTTGTTAGATTTACAAACAGAAAGTGATATTAAAATTATACCTGTTGTACATGGCGAAATATTACCATTTCTTTTCGCTGGTGCAGCATTTGGCGCAGCAGCTATAGCAACTGCAACAGTTACCATACCTCTCATACCAACTTTTTTAGGTATTTCAGCTTCAACTTATATGGCACTTGGTACAGCATTTTTACTGCAAGGAGTTTCTGATTTATTATTCCCACCACCTACACCACCTTCATTTGGTGGAGACGAACAAGATCCAAGTTTTAGCTTCACTGGAACGACTAATATTTCAAAACAGGGCGTACCAATTAATATTGTATATGGAGAAACATTAGTTGGAACAAATACTGTTAGTGCAAATATAGATACTTTACAGGTGGTTAATGAGTCATGAGTTCAATTAACGATATTATTACATCTAGTAGTGGTGAGTTAGTTTATCAACAAAGTGCAAAGCTACCTAGTGGATCTTTAAAATCAATAGATTTTATAACCCTTATTGATATTTTGAGTGAAGGTGAAATTGAAGGAAGTGCAACAGCTAGTAAGATTGGAGAAACAGATAAGACATCAACAGCATATAAAAATGCGTTTTTGAAAGATTTGTTTATGAATAACCAACCAGTTTTACAGGCAGATGCAGATGTAAATAATCCAGCCACCGCAGATTTTAATTATGAAAGCGTAAAATTACTATTTCAATTAGGTACTGCAAATAATACAATTTTGCCTGGTGCTGAATTACCTTCACAAGAAATTACAGGTGGTGATGTTGGTCAAGTTGTAAGTTTTCCAGCAGGCGGTTCAGTTACAACACGATCTGTAACTATTAGTGATGTAAATGTAGATGTAGTAAGAGTAAGAGTAAAATTTGACAGTTTTTTTAGAGTAAGTACTAAGTCAGGTAATAGAAAAGCAACCGCTGTCAGAGTTTTAATAAAAATAAATCCAACAAACGGGTCTGAACAAACAATTATAAATGATGTTGTTGAAGGTAAAAGCACATCATCATACAGTCGTGATTACGGCATCACACTTGCTGATGTTACTGGTTATAACACAACAGCAGTAGGGCAAGCTGGTGCTTTTTTCCCAATAACAGTAACTTTGTCTAGATTTAATGATGAAGGTGATAATAATACTTTTAATATAATGCGATTAGATGGTGTTACTAAAATATTTAAGGAGCAAAATAATTATCCTCATGTTGCATATACTTCATTACGTTTTAGTGCAGAGGAATTTCCAAGTTTACCATCAAGAGTTTTCAGGCTTAGAGGGAAAAAAGTAAAAATACCTCATAATGCAATAGTTGACACTGCTACTGGCAGAATAGTTTATAGTGGAGCTTTTAATGGATCATTTAAGGCTAACAAAGAATGGACAAGCGACCCAGCATGGATTTTATACGACCTATTAATTGCTAATGCTGAAAGAACTTCAGAAGAACAATATGGCTGTAATTTACCGGAAGCATCAATAGATAAGTTTGTTTTTCAGAAAGCAAGTGAATACTGTGGTGAATTAGTAAATAATGCTGAAGGCGGTCAAGAACCACGATTTTCACTGAATGTAAATATAAGAACACAACAAGAGTCTCTTAAACTTATTAATGATATATGTTCTGTGATGAGGGCAATGCCTTTTTATTCAGAAGGCACAATTAAAATATCTCAGGATGCACCAAAAGACTTTGCCAACCCAAATACAGTTTCTTTTGACTATGTATTTAACAATGCAAATGTAGTAGATGGTAATTTTGTTTACAGTGGAAGTTCTGGGAAAACAAGATTTACTGTTATCAATGTTAGTTATTTAGATTTAGTAACTCAAGAATTAGATTACGTTACCGTAAAAGATTCAGCAGCAATAGTAAAATATGGACACCATATAAAGACAATAAGAACTTTCGGGACAACATCAAGAGGACAGGCACAAAGAGTAGGTAAATGGTTTTTAAATACACAGCAAACTGCTACTGAAACGTGTGCATTTGAAACTAATATTGCTGCTGGTTCTGTTGTACAAGTAGGTAGTATTATTGGAATTGCGGATAGAGTAAAGGCAGCAACAAGAAGAGGTGGTGTTATAAAAGCTGCAACTACAACTGCCATAACTGTTGATAATGTAGATGGCACAAATCAGCCAGACATTAGTGATTCACCTACTATTAGCTGTTTGTTAAGTAATGGAACAGTAGAAACAAGGACAATATCAAGTTATACAAATAGCCAAACTGTTGTTAATGTTTCCAGTGCTTTTTCTTCTGCACCTGTTGTAAATAGTCCATATATTTTTGAATCAGCGAGTTTATCTGTCACAAATTGGCGAGTAATAAATATAAAAGAGACTTCAAAAAAAACATATGCTATTTCTGCTATAAGTCATAATCAAGGTAAATATGCAGCAGTAGAAGATGGTGAACAACTACCAGCAAAAAGTACTAATTTACTGACTTCAATATTGTTACCACCTGCAGGTTTAACACTTGAAGAAAAAATTGTTGTAATAAATAACAGAGCGGTTCCAAAAGTATTTATTGATTGGCAAGCAGTAGAAGGTGCATCGGGTTATGTATTGCAATACAGAAGGGATGGAGATAATTTTACACTTGTAAATACACAAGAAACAACATTTGAAATTGTACAAACAGAATTTGAGGCTGGTTCTTACGATATACGACTTTATACAGTAAATTCACTAGGTCAAAAATCTAATACACCTACAGAAGCTAATATTGCTGTAAATGCGTTATCTGAATTACCAGAACAACCTACTGGGCTAGAAATAGAACCTATAAACAATTATCAAGTCAGACTTAGTTGGGATCAGGCGATAGCAAAAGATGTGATATTCGGTGGTAGATGTTTAATAAGACATTCCACTACATCATTAGCAAGCACTACTTTTAGTAATTCTATTGATTTAGATTCAAGTAATGGTAATACAACTGAAGTTGTTGTTCCTGCTTTATTTGGTACTTACAGCATCAAGTTTGAAGATTTAGCAAGTAATTTATCCGCAAATGAGGCAAAAGTTGAATTTGCATTACCAGAAACAGAAGATGAACTTGTTATAAAACAGCAAAGAGAACAAACAGCATTTAGTGGCAACATTAGTGGTACTTCACCTAATGAACATTTAGAGGTTGTGAGTGGTGCGTTGCAATTAAAAAATCCAGCTATAAGTTTAACTGGTACATACGAGTTCGCAAATACTTTAGATTTAGGTGCTATCTATCAAAATTTAAGATTGAAAAGACATGTTAAAAGTGAAGGTTTTAATATAAATGATAATTTTGACTCAATTCCTAATTTAAATTTAAGAACTAATTTTGATGGTGATGCTGTTGATAGATTAAAAGGTAGATTAAAAGTACAAACATCAAATGATAATTCTACATATACAGATTTTGTAAATTTAAGAAACGGTTCATTTGTTGGCAGATATTTTAAATTTAAAAGTGAACTTATTTCTGTTGATACAAATGAAAATATTAAATTTTTAGAATTAGGATTTGATGCTGCTTTTCCATCAAGAACAGAAAATAAATATATTTCATCAGGTAATGTTATAAGCACACCTATATCATCTACTACGTCAGCCAATGGTTTTGATGTTGTTTTTGCAAATAGATTTTTTACAGGAACAAGTGACATTGGTGGGTCAACTACTAAATTTTTACCTTCGATAAACATTACTCCATTTAATTTACCTAGTGGAGCTTATTTTATTATTAAAGAAGATGTAAATGGTAATTTTTTAAATGCGGCAAACCAAAATGTAAATGGTATTGGTTTTAATATTATATTTAAAGATGACTCTAATACACCCATAAATGTGAAATTTTCCTTTCAAGCGTTAGGATATGGTAAAGGTGCATAGTTAAATGGCAAGAGAACATCTTGATAATCAAGGAGGTACTGGATTTACCGTTGATAATGGTACTGGTTTAGCGGTAAGAACAAAACTGCAAAAAGTAATTGATGCTTTAAGAACTTTACAATCAGGTAGTGGCGATCCAACAACTGGACTTGCTTCATATCAACTACACATTAATGAGGTAAGCAATACATCACAGCTATTAAAAATCAGAAATAAAGCAGATGATGGATTTACTGTTTTAGGTGATATTGCAAAAGAAAATTTTGGTTTGTTGTTGAAAGAAGGTGGCACAATGACAGGTAATATTTTAGGTCATGATGGCACAGGAGCAGCTGCACCATCATTTAGTTTTAATAATGATGCAGATACAGGAATGTATAGGGCTGCAGCAAATACTATAGGCTTTTCAACAAATGGAACAGAAAGAGCATTAATAAGCAATAATGGCATTGATATAAAAGATGGACTTGCTTTAAGATTGCAAGATTCTAGCGGTTCTCCTTTTGTCGGTTTAAAAGCACCCTCTTCTTTAAATGCTGACTTAACTTTAACTTTGCCTGGTGCTCCTCCAACTGCTGCTACTACCGTTACTGCTGGAAATGGATACGCATTAATCGCTGTCGATGAAAGTGGTACATTAGGTTGGGGATTGGCTGGTGGTGCGGAAGGTGCTGATGGTAGTAATAACCAAGTTTTTTGGGAAAATGATCAAACTGTTACAGATAGTTATACTATTACAACTGGCAAAAATGCTGGTAGTTTTGGGCCAATTACAATAAACTCAGGTGTCACAGTTACAGTTGGTTCTGGTCAAACATGGACTGTAGTTTAAAACTTTATATAATACATTTATGAGTCAA